GATGAGGTAATCAAACAACAAGAACAACCAAGTAATGAAATTGAAACAAGCAATAATGATATTCCTGAACAAAATCTACTTCAAGATGATGTGGAGCCTGTTTTGGAAACCAAAACTGAAGAGGGAAATGTCCCAGATCAAGTTTACTCTGGACAATTGGAGCAAGCAAAACCCCAAGTCGAAATCGACCCTGAAATCGCGGCTATTGAACAACCCAGAAATCTTTCGGAAAAAAACCAAAGCAACTGGCGCAAGCTCCAAGAAACTGCAAGCACCTACAAAAAGCAAGCCGAAGAAGCGGAAAACCTCCGTCAAAGGATCGCGCAGCTTGAGCAAAACCCCGTCCAAGCGCAAGTCCCAGAAGACTACCAAGACCTAAAGAAGTTCCGTCAGATTTTTGACATCAAGAACGATCCAGAGTTCCAGTCGAAATATTCCAAACCGATTGAAACCGCGAAGGGCAATGTCTATGGCATCCTTCGTAAACATGGAGCGTCTGACGAAGTCATTGCAAGCATCGAGAAGGCTGGTGGCCCAGATAAGATCAATGACGAGTTCTGGCGCAATCCTGCATTCGGCAATCTGCCATTTACTGATTCTGAAAAGCTGAAGCGCAATCTCGTTGATGTTGCTGATCTCCGTGAGAAGCAAGAATCCGAAATCCAATATGCCGCTGAAAACGCTGACAAGATTCTTCAAGAGCGTGAGCAAGAGAAGGGCCAATGGTATGAGAAGACTGTTACCGAGATTGACCATGAGCTTGATAACATCACAAAAGAATTGCCTTGGGCTAGGTTTGCAGAAGCTCCTTCTAATGCTACTCCAGAGCAAATCCAGCAAGTGCAATCTCACAATGCTCGTGTCTCTGAACTAGCGACAAAGTTTGAAGCTGCTCTTTGGCCTACAACCGCCAAGGATCGCACGAACATTGCCGCTGCCGCAGTATTCAGCCATGTGCTTTCGGATCAGCTACGCACCGAGCAAACGCAAAAGAACGCATTGCTGGATCAAGTCAAGAAGTTGACTGCCGAGAATAATGCTTTGAAGTCATCAAGCAAGATGCCAAGGCAAACAATCTCCAATCAGTCCGTGAACAAACCATCGAGCATGAGTGATCGTATCAAGATGAATGCCGCTGACGCTATTGATCTTGGTCTTGATGAAGCTCTTGGCGGGTAAGTATTGATAAACGATACTATAAATATACTAAAGTTAGTATAGTTTAGCATAACTTTATAATAAATACAACATATGGAAGTAAAAGTATCTCCAGACGAGAAGATTACATTAAATGCGCTTGATTCAACTGATCCGTTTGCACGGCAAGGTAAGTCAAGCAAGCCTCTAAATCAACATATTCCTAAAGGCCCGAAGCGGGATTTCTCGCATTACGATGAGCCTATGGAAAAGAAAGAACCAGAAGTGAAGAAGATTGAAGTTGAAGAAGAACCTAAAGTTCAAAAGCGTGGAAGGAAGCCCAAAGTAGAAGAGAAAGAAGTGGAGGAATACAACAATCCTGTCATTGATTCTCGTAATCAAGATGGTATGCCTTCATATCGTTGTGAGTTTGCAGGCAGAGACATCTTTGTTGGCTTCCCTTGCTACAAGACAACCAATCCAGTCACTGCATTTGCTCTGATTGCGATGGCACTTGACTTCGGAAAGGACAAGATTCGCTTCGATATGTCGATTGGTGATGCGATGATCTATCATTCTCGTAATAAGATCGCGCAAAAGTTCCTTGAGACTGACGCAAAGTGGCTTTTGATGATTGATGACGATATCATTCCTTGTATTGGTCGTCCTGCATGGATGAAATCAACTGTTGCTAGTGCTAGGAATATGCCAGATGCACCGCTTCAGCGTCATGTGCTTCAACGATTGATTGGTGCAAACAAGACTTTGATTGGAGGAGCATACTTTGGACGGCAAGAAGGAGGGCCGCTGATGTGTTCTGATAGGTCTTTGGAGCCAAAAGCTCGTGCATACCAAGATGAGATTGCTCCTGTGGACTGGGTAGCTACCGGATGTATGCTTGTTCATCGAAAAGTCTTCCAAGACATCGAAGAAAAGTATCCAGAACTAAAATCGCCAATCGCAAATGGCGAATTTGACTACTTCCACCCGATTAACTCTGCTACTGGAGAAGATGTGTCATTCTGCAAACGAGCAAAACAAGCTGGACACCAACCACACATTGATCTTGGTCTTCCAGTCTTCCATGTTGGATACAAAACATATTGATTATGAAAAACATTTACGCATTTTACACTAGCATTCAGCTTGCAGACCAGAACGAGGAGTTCGCTTGTGCTAATTGGTGGAAAACATCATGGGAAAAGCTAGGTTGGAAGTCAGTAATGCTCAATCGTTCCCATGCTCTAGGCTCACATCTCTACAATAAGCTAGCATCCAAGATGGTTAATGCCGTTGGAAGCCTTCCAGCAGAGCGCAGAGGCGAGGTTGACTGGCTTATGGCTAGGTTTTCTCGCTGGTGCGCCCTACACGCCGCTGGAGGTGGATGGATGAGTGACTATGATGCTTTCAATCTAGACTTCACTCCAGATAAGGCTGATGAAATTGAGAAAAAGCAGAGTCTTTTCATCTCTGGTGAGCCAGCAACTGTTTTCTATGCAACACGAGATATGTGTTCTGCGGCGATTATGAAGTTTATCTCCGCAGAAATCTTTAATTCGACGGAAAAAGACATGGTTAATTCCGTCGATAAGGATTTGTCTAACAAATTGGTTAAACATTGTGAGAAGACTGCGAAGAAAAAGAAGTCTGAAACAATGCAGTCGTTGGCGTGAAACGATTCCTCCATTCTGGTCACATTGGCGATATCATAGCGTTCCTTCCACTCATGCGGAAGCTAGGAGGTGGTCACATTGTAGTCACAGACCACAATTCCACTCCGCAATTGATGATGGAAGGGTTCAGGTATGAGTCATTAAAGCCTTTATTGGAGCAACAAGATTACATTACAGGGGTTTCTTTTGAGAAAGACCCTAAAAATATAGATTTCAATGTCTGTGGCTTCCGAAAATACTGGGGAACTGGAACAATCATTGAAATGCAGGCTAAAGAGCTTGGAGTTGAGCCTTGCATAGAAAAATGGTTACAGGTTAAGCCAAACTTGAACTTGCAAGGTAAGATCGTGTGTTGCAGATCACCTAGATACCGCAACGATTCGTTTCCGTGGCGTGAAATTATGGATAAAATCCGAGATCGTGCTGTTTTTATTGGAGTCCACGATGAATATGGAGATTTTGTTCAAAAATTTGGCAATGTTAATAGGTTTTTGACGAATAATTGTCTGGATATAGCTCAAGCTATTGCTGGAAGTGATATGTTCATAGGAAATCAATCATCTCCATTCTGGATGGCTGCTGGACTCCATCATCCGCTAATCCAAGAGACTTGCCTTGATGTTCCAGACAGCATTGTTAGATACGAAGGCGCAAATTACTTTATAGACGGAATAAACCCACTAGAACTAATCAAATGAAAGAATCAAGCAAGGCAATGGAGCGTCGATTTAACTCAGAAAAATCACCGCTTTTTTCCAAGATATTCAAAGGCTCTGGATTGGATATTGGATGTGGCGATGACATGATAACAGTCAAAGGTGCAACTGTTGGGCCTTTCGACATGGAACATGGTGACGCAAACCATCTCGACCAATACTTTGAAGCCGAATCTTTCGACTTCATTCATGCTTCACAATGCTTGGAACACATGATAGACCCTAAGGCATCGCTTCACGCTTGGCTGAAAGTTCTGAAGAAAGGTGGATATGCTGTTATCTCGATCCCATCTTGGGAACTCTACGAAGGCATGATTTGGCCTAGCCGATTTAATCCAGACCACAAGTCAACTTGGTCTTTGTGGCAAAAAGGTTCTCCAGCACCAACCCATGTTTGCTTGCCAGAGTGGTTGGAAAACTTTAATTGCGAAATTATCTACTGCGACCTAATCGACACAAACTATAATTACAAAATTGGAACTCGCGTCGATCAGACATATCCATACGAAAATCGCGTAGAAGCCTTCATTGAATTTGTCCTACGCAAGCGTTAAAAATATCTACATTCTTTTTTAACACTACACACGCTTATCTTATCATTTAAGATAAGTGTAGCATTCTAATATAGCTCCCGGAAGGCTTGAGGTTTGGCAGCAGAGACACTTCGCCCATTGCATTGAGGAAGTGTCTTCTAATATAGCTCCCGTATAGGAATCGGCAGTATAGCTTTCGACATTTCATGCTGTTGTCTTTTTCGGGCCGCACCAACACTCAACATTCACCCTCAACAGCACCTTCGCCTGTATCTCTACAGCGTGTATTCAAAGACCATATTGTTGATGTCAACAAAATGGTATCTGTGACTGGTTGGCATGGCTTCATCATTCCAGTCATGTGCGTTAAACTTGGCAAGTAAACCCGCAGGATCGTTGCCATTTTCTCTGTCATATTTCACTCACAGATATAGCATCTTTTGCGAGCTACTTTTGGGAACTGCCGTGAGGCTTCATGCAAAAGGAAAAACCCGCCTCGATAGTCGCGGTTATCAAGACGGGTTTCCTGTTGGGGAAATTCCTATATGATTCCGCGACGAATCAAAGATGCAAGCACAATAATTGAGTTTTTTAAAATGTCAAAAAATATTTTCAGAAAAAATCATTTGACGGACTAATGGAAATATACTAGGAGTTCACACATCGGCGACGAGCTATGCGTTAATGGCAACTCCGTGGTAGTTTAAGAAACCACATCACAGGCCGCACAATAAGCCCAGCGTGCCGGGGCGAACAAACAACTTGCAAGCTATCCAGCAATGGATCGTCTCGCACTTGAATGTCGCCCGAAGTTTTCTAAACAGAGGGTAGTTCAAGCAGAACAAAACCCAAACAAAACTAAAACTAGAAAACTAATAATATGTCCAATACCTGCATTCCTTTGGCGGCAGTCCAAGACTTCGCCAGTAAAGATGTCAACCGCATCATCGGCCAAATCGGTCGCGTGCTTGCTCGCAAATCCCCATATGTCAACTCGATTGATGGTGGAACTCTCCCTAATGTTTCGGATGTCGTCCGTAGCGTTGTTGAGGAAATGGCAGTTCCTGCCGCCTCGCTTGCTTCCCCGACCTTCGTCAACGACACCACCCTCTGCGGTGTTGGTGCTACTCCCGACCAAGTTGGTTCGACCGAGTATCAATTCCAGCTCCAGACCCTCCGTGGTGCAGGCCCTCGCGTTTGCGTCAAGCAAGCTCGCACGGCTTTCAAGGGTTCTTACCTCCAAGCTCAAGTGTCGCTTGAAAAAACGATCCTTCAGCTCATCAACGCTGACATCCGCTATCAATACCTGATCCAGTCTGGCATCAAGTATGTGGTGAACAGCACCCAGTCGTTCTCTGCTAACCTCACTGGTGATATGCAGCAGATCAACACCCAGTTCGCCGCCATCCTCCCCGATGCGCCGATGAACTTCAAGACCCTCTATCGTATCGGAACTTTCCTCCGTGAAGAGATGCTTGCTGAACCCTTTGCCACCCGCGAAGGCGAGTTCTTCCAAGTTCTTGCTTCTTCGGATCAGATCGAAAACTTCAGGAACGATGCTGATGTCAAAGAAGACCTGATCGGTCTCACCACTGGCAGCTTCAAGCTCGGTGAAGAGTCGATTGCTGGTTATCAGTTCATGGGCTATCGTGGTTTCGCCTTTGGTATCGACCAACAGCCGCTTCGCGCGACTGGCTTCGATGGCAGTGGCAACCTCGTTCTCGTGAATCCTATCGTCAGCACCGCTGTCACGAATGGCTTCGCTCAACGCCGCAACCCAGCTTGGGTATCGGCTCCTTACGAGGTTATGTTCGTGATCGCTGGTGATGCCTTCAAGCGTCTCGTGCCTGAGCAGTATGTTGGTGAGGGAACCTTCAAGTTCGCTCCTCAACTCAGCATGGGTGAACTTGAGTGGACTTACTTCCGCGACAACGATTGCAATTTGTATGGCGACTATGGCCAACATATTTATCAAATCAGCCGCGCTATCCAGCCAATTCGCCCACAGAATGTGTGCGCCATTGTCTACAAGCGTTGCCCATTTGATGGCAATCCTCTTGCCTGCTCGACTAGCTCGACTGGTCTGTAATTAAGTTAGTTGGTTTCGGTGGGGGTGGTTCTATCCCGCCCCCACCTCATCAGCTAACATTTTACAAAAACCAAGTAAGTAACTAAAACATCATTATGGATATTCCTTCTATTCTTGACACAGCAAAATATCGGCATCTTGTTTTGGAAGGTGCTAATTCAATCTCTACCGCACTTTCTGATCTTCAGGGGTTTCAAATTCCAGAATATGATGAGCTTTCTCTGACTTACTACGGAGTCACCAATAACATCGCTACTGTTGTTTACAAAAAAGCATCTAGTGCTGTTGCAACTCTGACCTTGACCTATTCCGTTCAGCCTCCTACAGCAAATGATGCAAATCTTGTTAATGTAAGCATTTCTTAATATGGCAGTAAGATTTAATCCATTTACTGGCAAACTTGATTTAAGTTCTAATTCAACGCTTCAAATTAGCGAAGAGGGAACTCTGCCAAATGGAAATGAAATTGCTCAAATACAAGGTGGAGAACTACAAAATGTAGCTGAAATTGATGCAGGAGAATATAGTCCTCCATCACCTTAAAACTTTCTGAATAACCAGAAAAACCAAAACAACAACAAAAACAACAAAATAAAAAACTATGGCAAACCCAATCCTTCGCATTAAACGCGGTTCTAGCACCCCAGTAAGCCTTTCTTCTGGTGAGTTGGCAATCGACCTCGCAAACCTCAACCTCTTCGTCGGTAAAGCTGACGGAACCCCACTTGCTATTGGTGGTTCTGGAACCTTTGCTACCAAGGCATACGCTGACGCCGCTGTTTCTACGGCGAACACCGCTCTTACTGCCGCTATTGCCGCAGAAGAAGCTGCTCGTATTGCTGCTGACAACACCCTGACCAGCGATCTCGCTACCGAAGTTTCTCGCGCTACCGCAGCCGAAGGCGTTGTAGCCGCGAACCTCGCTACTGAGACCAGCAACCGCACGAGTGCTGATACTGCTCTTGACGGCAAAATCACCACTGAGAAAAACCGCATCGACGCGATCCTCTCTGCCGCTGACGCTGACAAGGATAGCTTTGCTGAAATCGTAAGCCTCATCAACTCCGTTGATACTGAGAACGATACAGCGTTTGCTGGTTATGTTACTAGCAACAATGCGGCACTCGCTCAAGAAGTGACTGATCGCACGAATGCTGACACCGCCCTCGGTAGCCGTATTGATGGTGTTGAGTCTGATGCGACCGCTCTTGAGAGCCGTGTTACCACAGCCGAAAGCGACATTGTTTCGCTCGGTAACGACATCGTTGCAGAAGAAACCGCTCGTATTGCTGCCGTGTCCGCTGAGGCTTCCAGCCGCGCAAGTGCCGACACGACTCTTCAATCGAACATCAACGCAGAGGCAAGTGCGCGTCAATCGGCTGATTCGGCTATTGATTCTCGCGTTACTGCTCTCGAAACCACCATCGACGGCGGAGTTTACTAATAAATAATTAAACAACAAAGTCCTCCAGAGGTTCCACCCCTCTGGAGGCAACCCATTCTATAATGGCAAATCCAAAGATAATTCCTAAAAAATCGACTGTCGTTGCTAAAGTCCCCATGACTAGCGACCTCGAAAGCGGCGAGATTTGTATAAATCACGCTGACAAAAAACTTTACGCTAAACATCCTAGCACAGGAGCTATACAAGAAATTGGCGGAATGTCTGTGCATTCGCACGACGAAATTTACTCTCCTGATAGCAGTCAATTATTAGAACTGCAAAACAACGGAAACCTCACAATAACGGCAGGAGGTGCTACAAAGACTTTCACGCTTCCTAGTGCATCTGGTACGATTGCTACGCTGGATGATATTGGTACAGCAACTCCTGTACCTATAGAAATTGGACTAGCTTGCTCAGACGAGACAACTTCAATTACAACTGGAGTTGCTAAAGTAACATTTCGTATGCCATGCGGGATTACTCTAACATCTGTTCGTGCTAATGTTAATACTGCTCCAGTTGGATCAACGATCATTGTTGATATCAACGTGGGTGGCACATCAATTCTTTCTACTAAACTTTCAATTGATGCTTCTGAAAAAACATCAACAACGGCAGCAACTCCAGCAGTAATTAGTAATTCTGCATTGTCTGATGATGCTGAAATTACAATTGATGTAGATCAAATTGGAAGCACAACAGCAGGAAAAGGACTCAAAGTCTGGCTCATAGGAACCCGCTAATGATCCTAATCAATCCATATCTATTTGCGCTGACAAATTTTATAGAAGATGCTGACGCTACGGCTTATATCTCTGCGATAGAAACTGCTGATGGACAATCGTTGGAGCCTGCTGTCAAAACCGCAATCAATAATTTTGTGGCAGGATGCAAATCGGATGGCATCTGGAACGCCATAAAAAGCTCCTGCATCCTTGCTGGGGCGCGAACTTTATCTGGCGCATTAGTGCCTCTGGTAGGTGCAGCTCCAACATCAATCAATTTTGTTTCAGGGGACTATAACCGCAAAACTGGTTTAGTCGGAAATTCCACAACAAAATATCTTAACAGCAATCGCGCTGCCAATGCCGATCCTCAAAACAACGCAAGCCTATCTATATGGGTATCAACTCCAGCAACTGCTAATAATAATTATTATTTAGGAGCAGTTAAAACAACGCCAACGCCTATTGTTTCTTCCAATATAGCTACCAATATTGGTTTTTCTTTGAGAGCAAACACAAGCGCACCAAACGCGAATCGCGCAAATAGTGGGTTTGCAGGCGTGTCCAGAAATTCCAGTTCAGCTTACAACTGGCGGTGGGCATCTGGAGCTTATACTGGGTCTTTAACAAGCTCAAATTCAACTGGGACATACAGCGGAAACATTTTTGTTTACGGCGCAAACGTCAATGGGGCGATTGCTAGCCGATCAAATGGCAGGCTCGCATTTTACTCGATTGGCGAATCCCTTAACCTCACCCTACTCGACACCCGATTGTCCACCCTTATGACCAACCTATCTGCGGCCATACCATGACACTCGCCGACTTAATCACCCAGCCCGTCAGCTACGAGACCGCACAGGAACTTGCTATCGTACTCACGCCAGACCAAGCCTCTACCCTCGGCGCGGTTCAAGCGCAATACGGAAACCCTAATCACGTTGCTGCACCCGTTCCGCTCACAGACGGACGCTCCATGCTATGCGCGGATTTACTTACCGAAACAGGGCAAGGAGGACTCTACGCGCAAGGCTTCGCGCATCTTCCCGCCGATCTTTTCGCTCAAGTGCAAATCATATCCATGGTTGATGCCATTGCCCTAATTCCACAACCCGAAGAATAAATCTAATGGGTATCCGAAAATATTTTATTAATATCGTATGATTTTAACAAATTCCAGCGCAGCCAAAATTGGGACAAGTGATGTAAAAGCAATCCTATCGTCAACGACCTCGTTTCG